ATTTAAAGACTAAGGATTATGTTTATCGCTATGTGTTAGTAGATAGATTTAAACATTCATCAAAAGCACATTACGGATTTGACAAAGAACTAGGAATGACTGAAGCAGAAATATTTGCTAAGGTAACTCCAAGAAAAATAAGAAGAAAATATATTATAAAGGATTAACAAATGGCAAACTTTTCAACTGACGCAGATTTACAAGTATATCAACCAGATATTTTAGGATTCGGCATAGCATCATTTACATCACCAACAGATTATCACGCATTTGCAAGAGCAGATATTGAAAGAGATTTAAGAATTAAATGGTATCCAGTTTATGTTAAACAAACTTATAGAGACATTACATTATTAAATACAATGGAAATGAACGGAACATTATTAACAGATTCTCAATTTAAAAGATTATCAGTTTATAAAGTAATTAGTTCTTATGCTTGTCCACAACTTACGAAATTCAATTCAAATGATAACCCAGATAGATTTCAAGTAATGATGAAACATTATTTACAAATGTATGCAGATGAATTTGATTCTATTTTAAAAGATGGTGTTGAGTATGATGCTGATGATTCTAATACAATCAAAGATGCTGAAAAAGCACCTTATCATAGACTTCAACTTATCAGATGAAAATAACTGTTGAAGATAATTCCTTACAAGTTGCAAAGAACTTTGAAAGACAAGTAAGAGAACAACCACAAATAGTTAAAACAGCTTTAGGAAGAACTGCTGAGTTTTTAATGTTCTTAATTAAACAAAGAACTTCAAAAGGACAAAGTGCAGATGGTAACGCATTTCCCAAATATACTGCTGAATATGCTTTCCTTAGAAAAAAAGCTGGGAGACAAACAACATTCCCTGATTTAAACTTCTCAGGTCAAATGCTTTCAAATATTACACAAAAGTCTAATCCAAGTTATGCTATTATTTACTTTGCAAATAAATTCCAAAATACAAAAGCATTAGGCAATCAAACTAAACGTAAATTCTTTGCAATAGGTAAAGGAGAAGAACAACCTATTATGAATGTATTTATGAAAGAATATAACAAACTATCTAAAATATGAGCAAACGAGAAGATATAGCATCTAATATAGTAACAACAATTTCAACTGGAACATCTCCAATAACTTTAAAAAAAGTTACTAGAGAACCTTTTAATGTTGATGAATTATCTGAACAACAATATCCAGCTTGTTTCGTACAATCAGGAAATGAAACAAGATCAGATGAAACAATGACTTCAAGTACAATCACAAGACAAGCAACTGCTGATTTTGTAATTGTTGGATATGTAAAAGGAACTACATCAAATATTGATACAAAACGTAATGAGTTAATCTCTACGATTGAAACTAGACTAAATTCTGATAGAACAAGAAGTGGAAACGCAAAAAATACTCAAGTGGTAGAAGTATCTACTGATGAAGGTGTTTTGTTTCCAGTAGGTGGTATCAGAATGGTGGTGCGAGTTATGTACCAATACACATCTGGCACACCTTAATATTAACAATACAAGGAGAACAACATGGCAGGAAACGTACACACAGGTTCAGAAGGAACTATTAAAGTAGGAACTGATACAGTTGGAGAACTTAGATCATACAGTTTAGAAACAACTTCTGATACTATTGAATCAACTAACATGGGAACAACTGCAAGAACATACAAAGCTGGATTAACAGCTTGGTCTGGTACTGCATCATTATTTTGGGACGAACTAGATGCTGGTCAAACAGCTTTAGCAGTTGGAACTGAAATAACAATTAAAGTTTACCCTGAAGGTGCTTCTGCTGGTGATAAATACTACACAGGTACAGCTATTGTAACAGCTAAATCTGTTAGTGCATCTTTTGATGGATTAGTTGAATCTGAAATTTCTTTTCAAGGAACAGGTGCATTATCATTATCAACAGCAAGTTAATTAATTAATTAGAAAAGGAAGATATATGGCAGTAATAGATAGAGTGAAGGCACAGTTTGAAAGTCTTGGTATAAAAAAGATTGAGGTAGCTGAATGGGGCGAGGAAGGCAAACCTTTAATAATATATTGCTCACCATTTACATTAGCTGAAAAAAGAAACCTATTTAAAGGTGCTAAAAATGATGATCTAGGAGTATTAGTAGATGCAATCGTTTTAAAAGCAAAAGATGAAGAAGGAAACAAAATATTTAAGTTAGATGATAAACTAACATTATTGAATAATGCTGACGCAAATGTTATAGCTAGAGTAGCAACAGAAATGTTGAATGGTGTTTCTTACGAGGAAGCTGAAAAAAAGTAAGATCTGATTCTGAGTTATATTCTATACTTGCTCTAGGTCAGGAATTAAAAAAAAGTATGGAAGAAATTCTCTTGATGACACAAGATGAATTTAATTATTGGATAGCTTACTTTAAAGTGAAGGCAGATAAAGAGAAACTACAACATGGCAGATCAGCAACTAAATATAAAACTTAATGTCATAGACAATGCTTCAAAAGCATTTACAGAAGTAAAAAACTCAATATTCAATTTAAGAAACGCATTAGCTGGTTTAGGTGCTGGTTTAACAGTTAAATCTTTAATAAGTGTTGGAAGCCAAGCTGAATTAACTAGAAACAAATTATCATTTTTATTCGGTTCAGTAGAAAAAGGTTCACAAGCATTTAACACATTAACTCAATTTGCAAGTAAAGCACCATTCGCTTTTGATGATATAGTTAATTCTGCAAATAACTTAGCTGTTATATCTAAAACAACTGATGACTTATCTAAGAACTTACAAATAGTTGGTAATGTTGCATCAATAACAGGATTAGATTTTCAAACAACTGCTGAACAAATATCTAAAGCATTTACTAAAGGAATTAACTCAGCGAGAATATTTCAGGATAAAGGTGTAGCAAGTTTATTAGGATTTTCTCAAAATGCAGATATAAGTGCTTTCCAAACTGAACAAGCTTTTAATAGAGTATTTGGTGTTGGTGGAAGATTTGCACAAGCAACAGATGTATTATCAAGCACATTTGAAGGAACATTAAAAAAATTAACTAATACATTTACTAAGTTTCAAACAGATATTAATAAAGCAGGTTTCTTTGATTTTATAAAAGCTGGTTTAGATACAATCAATAATCTAATCAGTGCAAACTCAAAAACATTTGAAGATTTTTCATTAAAGATTGGTCAAACATTAATTAATGCAACTAAAGGAGTATTATTAGGAACAGGTTTAATTATAGACGCAGTAGCACCAATATTCAAATTTGTAGTAAGTGGAATTGAAGGTTTATTAACAATCATTGATGCTTTACCAAGAGGAGTTAGAGAAATTGGTATAATAGGATTTTTATTATTAGGTACTGGTGGAAAAATTGTAGCATTGGCTTTAGGTTCATTATTAGATGCTCAAAAGAAATTTGTAGAACAATTTGGTAATCAAAAATTCTTTTTAGAAGAAAACAATTCTTTATTAGAAAAAGAAACAGGTGCTTATGCTACGATTAAAGAGTTTTTAAACAAAATTGATGAACAACAAAAAACAAATATAGAAAATCAAAAAAGAACAAATGATTTAATCAATCAAGCTGGTCAAGGATTAAATAATCAAGTTTCTTTATTAGATCAAATTATAGGTAAATTTAGAGAGTTAAATGACAGTGCTTTAAATGAATTAAATAAAACAGCAGAAATTATAGCTGGTACTTTAAACCAAGCAATTAAAGATTTTTCTAGAGGTATTGCTGAATCAATAGTTCTTGGTAAATCATTAGGAGAAACTTTAAAGTCAGCAGTACAAAATGCTTTAGTTAGAATTATAGCTAGTCAAATAGAAATATTAATTAGACTTGCATCTCAATTAGCTTTTGAAAAACTTATTACACAAGAAAAAATAGCACAAGCAACAATATCTTCTGGTTCTAGTGCTGGTGGATTCTTAGGAACTATTGCTAAAATAGGTTCTAGTTTTTTTGGTGGTGGTACAAGTCCATTTGATACTGGTGGAGAAGCTGTTTATACAAATTATGCAGAAGGTGGTAACGTAATGGGTGGTATGCCTGTTACAGTTGGAGAACGTGGTAGAGAATTATTTGTACCACAATCAAATGGAACTATTGTACCTAATCAAGATTTGTCTCTTGGAAATAATAATTATAATTTTACTATTGTTGCCACAGATGTAAGAGGTGTAAAAGAATTGCTATTAAATAACAGATCAACTATTGTTAATATTATGAACCAAGCTTTAAATGCGAAAGGAAAATCTAGTTTAGTATAATGAGTGGCACTTTTCCTTCATCACCAAAAACAAAAGGAGTTGCAATAACTTCACAACAAAATACTATCGTTTCAACAACTGTATCTGGCAGACGACAAGCAAGACAAATTGATGGACAAAGATTTAAACTGACATTGTCATTTCCAGTTATGACTAGAACAGAATTTGCACCAATTCTAGCTTTCATAATGAAACAAAGATCACAATTAGAATCATTCCAATACACACCTGCTACAATGGCTTCAACTAATGGAGTTGCTTCAGGAGTTATATTAGTTAATGGTGCTGTAAGTGCTGGTGCTACTTCTTGTTCAATAGATGGTATGGCAAATAGCACAACAGGAGTATTTAAAGCAGGAGACTTTTTTAGATTTACTGGACAGAATAAAGTTTACATGATTGTTGCTGATGTATCTTCTAATGGTTCTGGTCAAGGAACATTAACATTTGAACCACCATTAAGAGCAAACGTAGCTGACAATGCAGTTATTATTTATAACAATGTAGATTTTACTGTTGGCTTAACTAATGATGTTCAAGAATTTAGAGTAGGAACAGAAAACTATTTTCAATATGAAGTTGATCTTATAGAGGTATTGTAATGCCTAGATCACTCAATGCTTCTTTAATATCAGAATTAGCAACTAATAAACTTAATCCAGTAGAACTTGTTTATCTTGGAGTAAGCACAGGTTCATATTACACAGATCATTACAAGAATATTATTTTTGATGGTAATACTTATGTTGCATCATCTTTATTTTTAGGAAGTTCAGAATCAGCAGAATCTTCAGAAGTATCAGTAAGTAATTTAGTAGTTAAATTTGGTGGTGCAGATCAAACTATTATTTCATTATTTCTTAACAATGATTACATGGATAAGAGAGCATGGGTCTATAGAGGTTTCTTAGATGATAACCAAGCATTAGTTAATTATCCATTTTTATTATTTGATGGAAGAATTGAAAATCTAAGTATTGAAGAAGATGAAACAAATTCAGTAGTAAGTATTTCTATTGCTTCACATTGGGCAGATTTTGATAAAGTTAAAGGAAGAAAAACAAATACTAATTCACAAGCATTATATTTTCCAACTGATGTTGGTTTTGATTATGCTTCACAAACAACAAAGGATATTAAATGGGGCAAAGCATAACTGATTTATATAAAATTATACATCTGTATAGGCAATTCCAAAGATATGACAATATGAAATACCAAGATTTAGTAAATGCAATTTTACCTTCATTTAATTTAGAACAATATCAACTTCATCAAGTTAATGGAGAAGTTGTTGGTTTTACTAATTGGGCTTATTTAAGTGATGAAGTAGAAAAAAGATTTATGACAACTGGTAGATTAAAAGCTAATGAATGGAAATCAGGAAACAATATTTGGCATATTGAAACAGTTGCTAAAAGTCATTTAAGAGAAATTATGTCTTGGACTAAAGAATACTTTAGAAATTTATTAGAAGTAGATCAACCTTTAAAATGGTTAAGAATAGCTGATGACTCAACTATCTATAGACGATCTATGAAATTTAAAAGGGAGTTTCACGTTTAATGGGTTTTGATCCAATCACCTCAGCGATAGTACAATTAGTTGTTACTACAGCTATATCTTGGGTAATAGCACCTAAGCCAAAGAAACCAAATGTACCTGAGCAGCAACAAGCACAAGGTATTCTAGTTAATAAAGCTTCTAACAATACTGCTATACCAGTTATTTATGGAAAAAGACAAGTTGGTATAGCAAGAGTATTTGTAGAGAGTTCTGGAACAGATAATACATATCTTTATATGGCAGGAGTTATCTGCGAAGGTGGTGGTAATGGAATTGAATCAGTAGAAGAAATTTATGTTAATGATAAACTTGTTACTTGGTCTGGTTCTTTAACTGATGGAACAGTAAGAACAGTAAATAGTTCAGATGCAAATTATTACAAAGGTGAAAGCTTAATATCAGTACAATCTTTTTATGGATTAGATAATCAACCAGTTTCTTCATTATTAGACGAATCAACTAATTGGGGTTCTAATCATAAACTATCTGGTGTTGCTTATCTTGCTTTTAAATTCAAATGGAATCAAGATGCTTTTAATTCATTACCTGAAATTAAAGTAGTTGTTAAAGGTAAAAAGATTTATGACCCCAGATTAGATTCAACTAAAGGTGGTTCTGGTTCACATAGAGAAGATACAGCTTCTACTTGGACTTATTCTCCAAACTCAGCTTTATGTCTTTTAGATTATTTAAGAAATAGTAGATATGGTAAAGGTTTACCTAATTCTGCTTTTGAAACAAATTACGATTCATTTAAAACTTCTGCAACATTATGCGAAACACAAGTAACACCTTATACAAGTGGAAGTAATATTAACTTATTTGAAACAAACATAGTTTTAGATACTGAACAAAAATTAATAGACAATGTAAGAGAACTGTTAAATCCAATGAGAGCAATATTTACCTATACACAAGGTAAATACTTTTTAATCATTGAGAATACAGGTTCATCACAATTAAGTTTAAACAAAGATAACATCATTGGTGGTATTAAAATTTATGGAGAGAAAAAGAATACTAAATATAATAGAGTTATAGGTACATTTGTTAATCCTGAAAAAGAGTGGCAAGAAGATACAGTATCATTCCCACCTGCTGATGATTCATATTTGCCAGTAGGAGATCAATACGCAACTTTATTAGCTGAAGATAATGGAACTAACTTAGAAGGAAACTTTAGCTTTCAAGGAATTACAAATCCATATCAAGCAGAAGAACTTTGCGAGATTATTTTAAGAAGATCAAGAAATGCTTTAGCTGTAGAAGTAAATTGTACTTCAGAAGCATTAAATTTAACTATTGGAGATTTAGTTGATCTTACTTATACAACAGGTGGATTTAGTTCTAAATTATTTAGAGTTTATGGATTAAGCATAAATACAGATTCTACAGTTTCATTAAAAATTATTGAACATCAAGATAACTTCTATACTTGGAGTTCTAAAAAACAAGCATCTACAATAGCTGATACAACATTACCAAATCCTAATTCTGTATCTGCACCAGCTTCAGTTACATTAGACGATCAATTAATTGAATACTCAGACGGAGTTGTTATTACTGCTTTAGATGTAACTATTGGTGCTTCTCCTGATTCTTTTGTGGACTACTATCAAGTTGAATATAAACGATCTACTGAGACTGATTATCTAATTCATGGACAAGGAAAAGGTTTATCACAAAGGATATTAAATGTTATAGATGGAGATACTTACAATGTTAGAGTTAAAGCATTTAATACATTAGGAGTTACTTCTACATACACTTCTGCATCAAGAACTATTATTGGTGGAATTGCACCACCAGCAGATGTAACTAATTTTGCTTGTAATATAATTGGTGGAGATGCACATTTATCGTGGACACAAATAACTGATTTAGATTTAGCATACTACACAATTCGTTTTTCAACATTAACAACTGGTGCTGAGTGGGCTAACTCAGTTTCTTTAGTTGAGAAGGTTGCAAGACCAGCAACTTCAATTACAGTTCCAGCTAGGGTTGGTTCATATTTAATTAAAGCAGTAGATAAAAATGGTAACTTTTCTGTTAATGAATCTATTATTGCAACTACAGTTACAGCAGTTGGTAATTACAATGCAATAGTAACTTCAACTCAATCTCCTACATTTGCAGGAACTAAAACAAATGTTTATGTAGATGAGAATGGATATTTAAGATTAGATTCATCAGAACTATTTGATTCAGCAATAGGAAATTTTGATGACGCAACAGCTACATTCTTTGAAGAAGGTGTTACAGCTTATGACTTATATTCTGAAGGAAGTTATTTATTTACATCTCCAATAGATTTAGGATTAACTTATACTTCAAGAATAACTGCAAACATAACACAAGGTTCTGATAACATAGATAATTTATTTGATAGTGCTTCAGGTTTAATAGACGATGCTCCCTCAAATTTTGACGGAGATACACCAGCTAACTGTACTGCTTTCTTACAAATAGCAACATCTACTGATGGAGTAACTTATACTGCATTTAGAAACTTTGTTATTGGAGATTATTCTGCAAGATTTTTAAAATTTAAACTTGTATTAACTTCTTCAGATTTGGCTTCTACACCAGTTATTAAATCTTTAAGTGTATCTGTTGATATGATTGATAGAATATTTAGTGGAAATGATATTGTTTCTGGTACTGGAACATATACAGTTACATTTAGCTTACCTTTTTATTCTTCAAGTTATGCAGTAGGAATTACAGCACAAGGAATGAACACAGGAGATTACTTTACAATTTCAAGTAAAACTGTTAATGGTTTCAGTGTTGCTTTCAAAAATAGTAGCAACGCAGGAGTTAGTAAGACTTTTGACTATTTGGCC